GCCGAAGCAGGACGATAGCGCGGGCGACGCAGGAAAAGACCCGCAGCGGGCCGCACAGGGCGCAGGCGGAAATGACCCGAAGCCTGTCACCTCTGATGATCTGAAGATGGCGCTGGCGGAAATGGAAAAAAAGAGTGCCTGCGGTCGTCTGCTGGATGCCAGAATGTCTGAATCCGGCCTGCCGGAATTGGCGCAGAAGCGTATCCGGACGCAGTTTGATAACCGGATTTTTGAAGCTGCCGAGATGGATTCGGCGGTGAAGGCGGAAAAGGACTATCTGGCGGCCATGTCTGTACCGGGCTTTGATATCCCGGATCAGGGCCGGGCGTCGGTGGGTATGGGATCAGCGGAAAAGATTCAGGTGGCGGCTGATATGCTGTTCGGCCTCGGTAAAAAAGATGTCGAAGTCCTTGCCGGGCTGCGTACCACACAGGGGCAGCCGCTCTTTCCGGGTCTTCGGGCAGCGCAGGCAGAATACGATAACGTGACTCCGCCCAGCGGCATCCGCGAACTCTACACGATGATGACCGGCGATACTGACGTGAGCGGGACTTACCAGCCGGACCGGATCAGCAAGGATATTCGGGCGGCGCAGGCTGATTTTTCGGCAAGCAGTTTTGCAAACGTGCTGGCGAACACCCTGCACCGGCGGCTGGTAACTGACTACAAGGACGCCAGTTTTCATGAGGAAAAAATTATCAGCGTCAAGAAAAACGTGAAAGATTTCCGGACTCAGGAAGCGGTGATGGTCGGGTACCTGGGCGATCTGGATACCGTTGCCAAGGGCGGCTCTTTTACGGAATTTGACGATGTTGCAGACGAAAAAAGTACATATTCGGTCGGCAAGCGGGGAAATATCCTGCCCTTTTACCGGGAGGATATCATCAACGATGATATCACCTTTGTAAGCCGGATGGTGGCGCGGGCTTCCCGTGCGGCCCGCCGGACTCACGCAAAGGCGATCTGGAATATGTTTGTCGCAAACGGCAACTGTAGCGACGGCACGGCGTGGTTTACGGCTCCGCACGGAAATCTGGGCGCGGCGGCAATGAGTTTTGCAACTGTGCTGGCAGCGTACAAGGCCCTTTCCGCAATGACGGAGCTGTCATCCGGGGAGATGATCGGCTGGCTGGATGACCCGTCTGTCAAGCCCTGTCTTGTCTATCCGGCGGCGCTGATGGAGACCGGTGAGACTATCGTTAATGATGAGACATATTACACAGGTAATGACCTGACGACCAAGACCCGCAATCCGCTGCGGGGCAAGATTACCGGAATACAGCTATCATTTCTGGCGGATGCAAATGACTGGGGCCTGCTGATGCCGCCGACAGTCGGCGATATTGTCGAGGTCGGGTATTTGAACGGGCGCGAGGAACCGGAAGTATTTCTTGCGGATAACCCGAAGGTCGGCAACGTGTTTGATAATGACCAGATTCGTTACAAAATCCGGCATGAATACGGCGTGGCGCTTGTGGATTACCGGACCGGCTACAAGGCGCAGGTGGCGTAATTTTCAGCGGATTCCGCTGATTTCTGCGGAAATGGATGCCTGAAATTACAGGTTTTTCAGATTTTGTTTTCGGCGGATTCCGCTGAAACGGAGAATTATGACAACGCTCGTTGAATATACAGAGGCTGTTGCCCTGCTGGTTCCGGGGGAGCATGGACTTGCCGATGTGGACGCGACGCTGGAAAAGGCTGTCCGGCAGGCAATGCGGACCCATTCCCGGTATGATCCGCATGTGGTGATAGAAGATGTTCCCGGAAACGGGGGGCGGGAATATACGCTCTCCGGTCTCGCAGCATGGGATTTGAAATTCAGTCGGGTAACGGCAGTGGAGTATCCTGCCGGAAACAACCCGCCGGACATGATTGACCCGGAAGATTATGCAATTTATGCCGGGCCTGCCGGACCCGTGCTGAGACTTGAACAGGACATCCCGGCAGACGCGGTCTTCCGGCTGACATATGCGGCTCTGCATGAGTGCGATGCGGATGATTGTACTGTCCCGGCGGCTGATGAAGAGGCAGTACAAGCCCTGTGCGCTTCGTATTATGCCTCAATTCTGGCGGCCCGGTATGCAATCAGTCAGGACAATACCATTGCGGCTGACAGCGTGGACCAGATCAGTAAACGGCGGGAGTATACGGCAGTTGCGAAGGCTTACAGGGAACAGTACGAGAAATCATTCGGCATGTCCGGCGGTGTGAAACCGGCATGTGCGATACAGGATCAGGATGTCAACGGACCTTACAATCAGGACCGGCTGACACATCCCGGGCGCTGGCGGTGATTATATGAGAGCAAGAATTGAGGGGCTTGATGAGACTATCAGGGCTATCCGGCGACTGGGAATACAGTATCCGGAAATTACGCAGGCTGTGACAAAAGACGTGACGGAAGAAATCGTCATGCGGCTGGAGTCCGAAACAGTGTCTCGCACCCCTGCCGGAGTCGGCGGGGCTGCGGGTCTCCGGGGATCAATTTTCGGAGAGGTCCGTCATGGCCGAAACAGCGTATCGGGCATCTGGGGCAGCCCCCTGAAATATGGCGAAATCGTTGAGCTTGGCAGACGGCCCGGCAAGATGCCGCCTGTTGCACCGCTCGCGTTGTGGGCACGGCGAAAGCTGGGTGTGTCAGCCGCCAGCGCCGGGAGTGTCGGGTTCGCAATCGCTTTGAAAATAAAACATCACGGATTTCAGGGCGCTCACATGTTCGAGAATGCCTGGGCAGAAAGTGAGGACTGGGTGAGAACAAAGATTGCGATGATCCCGGAAAAGATCATGAGGAGGGTGGATGCCGGTAACTGATATTATTGATGCGATTGCGGCGGCGCTGGAAAATGTGGACGGGATTGGAATTATTCATAAATACGAGCGCTGGTCCGCCGACTGGGGCCGGTTTCTGGAATTATTCAGGACTGGCCGGACATCGAAAGATTCAAGGATAAACGGCTGGACAATCTCCCGGACATCGGTACAGGACGGGCGCACGGAATACGGTGTGCGCTGGACAGCCCACGAATTCAGGCTCCGGGGGATATATGGCCTGTCGGATGAGGACGCCAGCGAACTGGTATTCCAGGCACTGGTTGACCGCGTCGTGGATGCGTTCCGGTCCGATCCGACCCTGGGCGGTGTGTGTGTCACGACAAACCCGCATGGCTACGGCAGCACCACTCCGGATCAGTACGGCGTAGCAGTTTCGACTATTGAAAACCGGATGTTCGGCACGGTCCTCTGTCATTACGCAGAGGCGACGCTCTATGTGATCGTTGAGGAAGAGGATAACGAGGAGGTAACGGCATGAAAACAGGTGTAAAGGGCGAGGAGCTAATAAAGAGCTTTGAAAACCTTGAATTGACGGCGTATTTGTGTCCGGCGGGGAAATGGACAATTGGCTGGGGCCACACCCGGAATGTCAAAAGAGATCAGGTCATCACAGCCGAAAAAGCTGAAGCATTTTTCCGGGATGATATTTTTCCGATTGAGGAAGGCCTGAACCGGTTAGGCCTTGATCTCAACCAGAATCAGTTTGACGCGCTGGTTTCCTTTGTTTTTAACGTCGGATGGGAAAATTTTTCTGAATCTACCTTGCTCAGACGGATACAGGCGGACACGAATCACCGGGATATTCCCGTACAGTTTGCACGCTGGAACAAGATCACGGACAAAAAAACAGGCCGGAAAAAAGTATCGAATGGCCTTGTCCGACGCCGTAAAGCTGAAGCGGATTTATACATGACGCCCGTAAAGGAATAGGCGGATGGCCATCCAGCCGGATACATACGATATTACGATTTATACCGGAGCAGATCGGGTCTGGAATTTCCAGATCACCGATGATTCCGGGGCGGCCTTGCCGCTCCCCGGCTGGACCGTTAAGGGGCAAATACGGGCCAAATGGGGACTGGGTGAGGTTCTTGTCGCTGAATTTGATGTTGATTGCAGCGGTATCGGCACGGACGGCACATTTATCCTGTCCCTTTCCCGTGTCACAACCCGGAATATCACGGTCAAGAAGGGGTATTACGATATTTTTTTGACTGGTCCTGATGGGAAAGCCCGGCCTTATATCCGTGGTGAGGTAACGATAGAGCAGTCTGTGACAGATGTAGATGCGGTGATATAGATGCCGGTAGAACCGACAAGCGAACAGCCTGTAAAAATCACGGTGACTGATGCACCGGTGCGGGTATCTCTTTCAGGCGAACAGCCGGTCCGGATGGCCTTGACGGATTCGCCGATGAAGGTGATCGCACCGGAACAGCCAGTACAGATCACTGCTCCGGTGGAGCAGGTCCGGGTTATCAAGGCCGGAACGGTCATCCAGCCAATCTATCAAGGCGGCGGCGTCGCGGCTATGGTCCAGTTTACAGTTGACAACTGGATTCTTGAAGGCGGTCAATACTATCTTGACCTGCTGCACAACCTCGAATCCGTAAATGCTGTGATTATCCGGGTCACAGTGGCGGATTCGGATGATACGGTCATCGCATTTTCAAAGTCCGAAAATTACACAACAAACAAAATTCGAGTCTGGATTCCGTATGAACCTGATATGCGGTTTGCCGGAACTGCTTTAATATTAGGAGTTTCAGTATGGGCGGAAATGTAAAAGGGGATCAAAAAGTAGGACGGACTTTATACGTTGACCGGCGTGTTGTTGAAGGCTACACGACAAAAACGATAACAAGTCCTGAACAATTGAACAAAAATTCGGCAAAATGGCAGTCTATAAGCTCTGATGCTGAAGACAATGTAATCCTTCCTGATGCTACAGAATTACAGAATGGATGGCAAGTCGTTGTAAGAAACGGTGGATCGGCAACAATTACGGTTCAAACTTACAATGCAACTACACCGATCAATCTTCAGGAAATTCTTTCAGGACGGGCCTATGAATTTACCCTGATTGACAATTCCACGGCTGCCGGTGGCTGGCACATCAATTTTCTGGAAGATTCCGAAAAAGTAGTTTCAGACCGGTTTGTTAAAACTTTCAACGGAACGTCCGATTGGGGGACGGCGGTTGGCGGTTATTACGTCATCACCATTTCAGCGGCGACGCATCAGCGTGGGACGCAGCCGGGGCTTGCCGGGGTTTTTGAACTCTCCGGGTCTGATTATGTCGAGGTCCAGTTGGGGACCGGCGGGTTTATAGTCGCCAATGATGGCACTGTAACAATCAAGGTTCCCGAAGTCCCTGATTTGCGCTTTGCCGGGAACATTATTCTGGTTTAATTCATGATGATAAAAGGGATTGTTAGCGGTATCCGGTTTGATCAGTCGCTTGAAACAGCGACACTGACCGGTAGCTATTATCTGACTGCGTTATCGGCAGCCTGGCAGTGCTTGTCAGCAAGCAGTAGTCAGCAGGTATATTTGCCGGATGCGACAACACTCCCGAAGGGCTGGGCCGTCGCTATATGTAATCAGGGCAGCAACAGCCTTGATATTTTAAATAATAACGGCACTCTTATAAAAACAATTTCGGCAGGAAGTGCGTTTGAATTTCGCTGTTCAGGGAACGATAATGCGTCCGGAACATGGATATATTTCATGCTGCCTTCCGGTAGTAGCGAAATTGCTTATCGCTATATCCGCTTGAGGGCTACGGCAAACAATTATCATCCCACTACTCCAAAAAATGTTTCTATTTTTGAAATCCAGTTTTTTGAAACTCCTGACGCCACAGGAACACCCTTTTCGCAAGGTGCGCCAGCGACAGCAATATCATTCTGGGATGCGACCTATGCGGCAAGTATGGCATGTGACGGGAATGCCGCAACTCGCTGGAATGTCGCGTCCGGCGAAACAAATTTTGCATGGTGGTATATTGATTGCGGTACAAGCAATTTTAAAATTCTCAAATCGGCCCGAATACTGCCATTCATAGCTACATACTCGCTATTACCTCAAAAAATTGTGTTTGAGGGGTCAAACGATGCGACTTCATGGTCACAAATAGGGTTCGAGATAAGCACGACAAGCGGACCCGAATGGCATTATTTTTTAAATTTACAATAGTTGAGAGGCAAAAATGGCAACAGCAGACAGGTCAGTAGTCAAGGTGGAAATGGGCCGCGAGGCTAAACCGATGTCCATGATGGTCAACGCCGGGGATAATCAGACCTATACCGTCGCCGGGGCGCAGCGGTTTTCGGGCTATTCCGGATTTGAGCCTTCAATCAGGCCAAATGGCGTCGTTTCCGGGAGGAACCTGCTGACACCGGGGACGGCGGCAAACAAGATCAGCAACGCGGCTTTTTCGGCATATTCAAAGGGGATTTTGTGGACCAAAACAGCAGCACTGGACTCCGCTACGATTACCCGGCCCGCAACGGATGTGGCGAAAATCAACAGCAGGATGACGGGACACTTGCAGTTGTGGCCGGTGTAGATGGTGCTGATACAACTTTTTCCGAGGTTCGGGCGGCGGCGGGCGGTCCCCCGGAAATTCCTGCGGATGCTGCCGAAATCGGTCAGATTCGGGTCACGGCTTCGGCGGACGCGGTGATTGACAGTGAGGAGATATTCCAGATTGAGGGCGAACATGTCGAGCGATTTGATTCCCCCGGCTGGACGGTCAAGACGCTCGGCGACGGGCTTGATGCAGAGTCGTCTGCCGAAAAATATGCCCATATCAAATTCAACTCTGCGCTTGATACGATCCAT